AATTAGTAGGCAGACATTTGCGTGTGGCATTCATGAACACGGATGCAACGGGCAGCTCTCCGAAATTTGAAAGAATGACCAATTTTACCGCAATGACAAACGGGAAAAACCCGAAAGAGTATTCCAGACAGTACGTGGATGAAAGCACCGAGAGATCAGATGTAGTTGGATATGCTCCGGCTACAGAGTACTCTTTTGATATGTATGCAGGGAATCCTGTACATGAGCGAATTGCAAAAATCCATGACGGTGAGAAAGTTGCGGATGATGCACATGTGGAAGTGGTCACGGTGGATTTTTACAAAAAGAACACGGAAGGTGACAAGTGTTACGCAACAAAGAGAACTTACGCAGTTATCCCGGATTCGGACGGAGATGGAACAGACGCATTGGTTTACAATGGATCGCTGAAAGCTGTATCCGATCTTGAGGAAGGATACGTTACGGAAACTGACATTACATCCAAGACAGTTACTTACGCCAAGGGAGATTACATGGGGGAGTAGCTGCCGCCGATTTTAAGGCGGTAAAAAATACGAGAAAGAATAAGAGAGTGAGCCAATGAACCAGTGGAAATGGAACGATGTAGAACTTGAAATAGATATGGATGACGTAGAGTTTTTGGAAAGATACGAAAAAGTATTTGAAAGCATTGAGCCGAGAGAGAAGAACCTTGAAAAGGTTGGGAAGATATCGGAAATAACCAGAGAATATTGTTTGTTGTTTTATGATATTTTTGACGGAATTTTCGGGGAAGGTACTTCTGAAAAACTTTTTGACGGGAAAATGAATTTGAGAGTTTGCGAAGAGTGCTATGATTCGTTCATTGCTGTATGTGAAAAAGAAATCAATGCCGTAAATAAGAGACGGAACTCTGTTGTTAGCAAATACACACCGAATAGAGCACAGAGACGGGCGAAGAAATAATGAACTTTTTTTATGAAGAGTTACCGAGCACAGTAAATGTAAGAGGGGAAAATATCAAGGTTATTACGGATTTCCGTGAATACATCAGGCTTTTGGACATGTTGAAAGACCAAGAGCTTGATGCTCTCCAAAAATTCGCGATCATACAGCAGTATTTTATTGATGATGTAGTTGCAGATGAAGAAGCTATAAGCGCATTGTCCCACTTTATAACGATGGATACAAACTGTGCAAAGGTTGCGGAGACAGGCGATTGTGAAGAACCGCAAGAAAAGTTGCAAGAAAAGCCGAAGAAAAATTTATTCTCGTACTCCATTGATTATCCATATATATTATCCGGCTTTCTCAGAGATTATGGAATTGATTTAATCGACATTAAATATATGCATTGGTGGAAATTCCGGATGCTTTTTGATGGTTTGTCTGACGATACAGAGATTAAACAGCGAATAATGTACCGCAGTGTTGATTTATCGGAAATTAAAGACAAAGAAGAGAAAAAACGAATTAAAAAGATCCAGAAATCAATTCAATTGCCATCTGAGAGCCTGACGGATTATGATATCGGAAATGCTTTTATGTGAGGTGACAGATGAGTTGTAAAATTAAAAAACCATCACTTGAGAGAAAGTGGTATAAGTGTCCTTTTTGCGGGTGCAAGCTATTGATTTATAACAACAATTCCGTTTGCACCAATGCATTTATCAAGTGCCGGACGTGCAAAAAAGAAGTAGAGATTAAGATTTAAGCACTTTAAATTGAGCCATTGAGCCTGTGCTATCCATAAAGGAGGGATAGTATGGGTTATGATGGCTCATTAAAATTTAACACAGAAATAAACGAATCCGGATTCAATTCAGGAATTTCCAAACTTGGCAGCGTTGCAAGCGGAGGATTAAAAGTGATTGCCGGATCAGTAGCTGGCGTTGCTGCAGCATTTGGAGCGGTGTCAAAAATGTCTCTTGATTCCGTTGCGAGTCTTGAGCAGAACATAGGCGGTGTCGAGACGCTGTTTAAAGATAGTGCGCAGACAGTGATCGATAATGCGAACAATGCGTATAAGACAGCTGGCGTATCTGCAAATAAGTACATGGAGACTGTAACAAGCTTTTCTGCATCACTTTTACAGGGACTCGGAAACAATACCGCAGAAGCCGCCAGAATAGCAGACATGGCAATGGTAGACATGTCAGACAATGCAAATAAATTTGGTTCCAACATGACGGATATCCAAAACGCTTATCAGGGATTTGCGAAGCAGAACTACACAATGTTGGATAACCTGAAACTTGGATATGGTGGAACGCAGACTGAAATGATCCGCTTGATTAACGACAGCGGCATTCTCAACGAAAAAATAGAGAATCTTGACAATGTGTCGTTCGACCAGATCATTCAGGCAATCCACAAGATTCAAGAAAATATGGGTATTGCCGGAACGACAAGCGAAGAAGCATTGACTACCATAGAGGGTTCTGTGCAATCCGCAAAAGCGGCGTTTGATAACTTTTTGAATGGTTCAAGTTCACCTCAGGAGTTGGCAGATGCTGTAAAGTCCGCAGCTGAAAATATAACAAATAATTTGATGCAGATCGTCCCAAGACTTGCAAAAGAACTCCCAGAAGTCGGAAACCTGTTGATGGAAAGTCTTTCGCAGTCACTTAACTCCGGAAAACTCGGAGAAATGATGCAGATAGGTGGACAAGTCATTTCCAACATAACAACGGGAATTATACAAGCATTGCCCGGAATTGTGACTGCATCAGCACAGATTATAAGTTCGTTTGCAGAAAATATCAGCACAAGTATACCGCAACTGTTGTCGTCTGGGATCCAGATCATACAGGCAATAATAAGCGGTATGATGCAGGTATTGCCGTCTGTCGGCTTGCTTATAACTCAGCTTATTACAACTCTATACGAGCAGATAACATCGCAGGGGCCAAGTCTGCTGCAGCAAGGCTATGAATTGTTAAGCAATCTGATTGACGGATTTGTAAAGGCAATTCCAGAAGCGTTGCCGAAAGTGCTTGATTTTATACAGGGCATCGGAGAAAAACTTGCAGAAGCTGCACCTGTAATGATTCAAAAAGGTTTTGAGTTGCTACAGAAATTGGTCGAGGGAATCGTAACCGCAATACCGATATTGATTGAGCGAGTCCCAGAGATTATTTCTACATTTGCAAACATTATTAACGACAATTTTCCAACAATTCTTATGAAGGGCGCGGAATTACTTGGACAGTTGGCACTCGGACTTATCCAGGCAATACCAACTCTGATTGCAAACATTCCGCAGATTATAGCAGCTATTGTTGACACACTGATGGCATTCCAGTGGCTGAACCTTGGTAAAACCATTATAACCGCACTGGGAAATGGAATTAAGTCTATGGTCGGATTCGTGAAGCAATGCGGGGAAAGTATATTGGAAGGAATTAAGACTTCTGTACAGAATTTACCAAATACATTGATGAACATAGGAAGAACTGCAATGTCGGGACTTGGAAATGTTATATCGTCAGCTGTAGGTTCTCTTAAAGGTGCAGCTTCAAACATTGTAAACGCCATTGTAAGCACGATCTCTTCTATTCCGGGACAGATGGCTTCTATCGGAAGCAATATCGTCCAGGGATTGTGGAATGGTATTTCGAACATGACAGGATGGATTATTGACAAAATTGGAGGTTTTGCAAGCAGTGTAGTTTCATCCATTAAGGATTTCTTTGGCATTCATTCCCCGTCCAGAGTTATGCGAGATCAGGTTGGTAAGTACCTTGCGATGGGAGTCGGTGCCGGATACGAAGAGTACATGCCGTACAAAGAGATGAAAAAAGTATCCGGTAAGGTGGTGTCTCAGTTGTCTGCATCTGTGAGCGGTATAACGTTATCAGTGCCGGAAAGTGCTGGAAGTCAAACTTACCAGAAAAGCGTTGGAATCCGGAAGTCTGAAAATAACAACGAGCTACTCTACGCAGTAGATCGTCTATCCAGACTTGCCAACAGACCACTAGAGATTGTTAATAAAATTGACTCTGTAGAGACATCCAGAGTACTTGCAACACCAATGGAAAAACAAATAGAAAAGAATTCAAGTTTTCGGAAGATGTTAGGAGGGGATAGAAATTGAGCCTATCAGTAAAATTTGACGATCAGGAACTCGGGCGATACTTAAGTGTATTGTCCGGGTTCTCTCCGTTTAGTGGAGTAAATAGAGAGTCAGGACTTCTTGACGGAGCAGAAAGTGCAAAAGGAGAGGATTTTGGCTATACAACATATAAATCAAAGACGCTTGAAATGCCATTTGAAATTAAAGGAGACATCTTAGCAAGCTATGACGCGATTCAGAAAATCCTAAACGTCACAGAGCCGAAAAAACTTGTTTTTGGGAATTATCCAGATCGCTACTTTTATGCGATACCGGACGGAAACCTTGATGTGACACAGGTTGCGATTTTTGGGAAAGGCACAATCACTTGGCTTATCCCGGATGGGGTAGCGTACTCTGTCGGCGAATTTGAATTTGACGGTGTACAGCAAGACGGCTACCAGACCATTACCATCCAAAACAACGGCACCGAATGGGCAGACGTGGACTACGAGATCACGCACCAGCACGAAAACGGATTTATCGGACTGGTTAGTCAGTATGGAGTGATCCAGCTCGGCAAGCAAGAAGAGACAGACGGAGAGAATTACGAAGCATCTGAAGAACTGTTTAACGGTTATAGCTTGTTTCAGGACGATCGCGGCACCTCTTATCAGAATCCAGAAAATACCACACAGGGAACACTCGAAGTCAAGAATGTTGCCGGATATAACGTCATGGCATTAAAAGGTGGACAGGCAACATCCGGATACTGGAACGGTGGAATGAAAACCCTTACTATCCCGGTGGACAGCGAGGGCAGACGTGGAGCGAAGAACTTTTACTGTTACACCCAGCACTGGTTCGAGACTGGATTGATGGGACAGACGGGAGCACAGACTATTGCGTTTCTTACAAGGAAAAATGAAGTGATCTGCTCCATGTCTATTAACAAGAGTGATGCCACAGGTAATACGGCGCGTATCGAGTGGTTTGCCCCAGGGAACACCTTGCTCAGACGGGAAGAGTTCCAGCCGACAGCCTACGAGGGCAATCCGTTTAACCTAAAAATGGGATGCCACAACGACTTTTTAAAAGAGGGAGAAAAGCTGCGGATTTTCTGGTATGGAAGTTATATGGAGCGAAACATACCAGAGATTAAGGATATGGAATGCGAAAAAATCCAGATCTGGATCGGGCAGTGGGGAGACAGAAACCTCACGAACCAGTACGTCACGCGCAATTATTTAAAAAGTATCTGGTTCCGTAAGGATAACGTGGAAAAATACCGAGATGTGCCGAACCGGTATCGTGCTGGAGATGTGGTGTCCATAGACGGGGAGAGTACGAAGGTCTACGTTAATGGGATGGTGGCTAAGGGAGATGAGATTAATGGATCCAATTATCCAAAAGTTCCACCGGGGACAACGGAAGTCCAGTTCTGCTATTCTTCCTTTTCATCTCCACCGCCGCATATTAAAGCAAAAATACGGGAGGTATATTTGTAATGGATAACATCAGAATTGCGATTCTAAGCACAAATAACACGCCAGTAGCATACATGGACAACGGGCATAAAAAGTCCATGCATTACTGGAATGATGATCTGCACGAATACTTGCAGGGTACAGCGAATACTTACACCTTTACGGTGTCCGCAAAGCATCAGGATGCAGAGAATGTTACCGCCGGGAATAAGGTGGCGTTTATACACAAAGGGAAATCCTACTATCTAAACATCGTAAACACTGAGCAGACAGAGGAGACGATCACAGCTACGGCGTGGTCGTTATCTTTTGAGCTAATCAACGAGGATGCCGGAGAGTACAAAGCCGGAAAAGCAATGAGCTTTGAGGAGTACCTTGCCGTTTTTGATGCTGAGAGAACACTAAAACTGGGGCTCAATGAGGTATCAGACAAGCGAATCACCAACGAATGGACAGGTACAACGTCCGTATTAAAGAGATTATTCTCCCTGGCTAATGTCTTTTCTGCGGAGATCGAATTTGAGACAGTACTGAACAGAGACTACTCTTTAAAAGAGATTGTCCTAAATGTATATCGGAAACACTCCGATACAGACAGCGGAGTCGGAGAATACCGGAATGACATTGTACTGCGGTACGGGAAAGGAATTACCGGAATTCGAAAAACCACAGATGCCGAGAAGCTTTACACCTGCATCCAGCCGACCGGAAAGGACGGTCTGACAATCAATGGTCTTGACAAGAAAGAATACGATGAAAACGGCAATATCGAGTACTTTACAGACGGTGCGATCATCCGCGCACCACAGGCAAGGGACCGGTTCCCATCCAACATCGTAAATAAGGCTGATGCTTATATCCTGATGCGTAAAGAGTACGATACAGACAGGAAGGACAAGCTGTACAGCATGGCATTATCTGACCTCAAGACCGCATCCGAGCCAGTAGTAACCTACGAGGTGGACGGATATTTTGACACCAACATCGGGGATACGGTAAGGATGCAGGATCAGGAGTGGACACCAGTCCTTTATCTACAGGCAAGAGTATCAGAACAGATCAGGAGTCTTACCAATCCAAAAACTGCAAAGACGGTATTTACAAACTACAAAGAGCTTACATCCGAAATTTCGGATAGCTTGTTGCAGAGGATGGAAGATCTTATCAACAAAAATAAGGTCTACACTTGTTCCATCTCCACCAACAATGGCATCATCTTTAAAAATGGTATCGGCAGCACTACTCTGACAGCTTACGCTTACGATAACGGCGTGGACCTCACGGGCAATCTGGAAATCCGGTGGAGTAAAGACGGACAGGAGTTTTACGTTGGCAAGAGTGTTACGGTTAATGCAGAGGATGTGGATGTAAAAGCAGTGTACTCTTTTACGGCGTTCGAAAGCGGAGTAAAGCGTGGATATTACGAGGTTACGATCGCAGATGTAATGGATGGAGAACAGGGTTCGCAAGGTGAGAAAGGAGAGCAAGGCGAACAGGGACCTCAAGGAAATGCAGGTGCAACAGGTCCCCAGGGGCCACAAGGAGCGACTGGAAACGGAATAAAGTCTATCACGAATTATTATCTTGCAACGGCAAGCGGAAGTGGCGTGTCAGCGTCCACATCAGGATGGACTACAACTGCACAAGAAATAACAGTGTCAAAAAAATATCTGTGGAATTATGAAGTTGTTACCTATACAAATGGTAGCACGTATCAATCAGCACCATGTATCATCGGAGCATATGGTGATAAGGGAGCGACCGGTGCTACAGGAGCAACAGGACCAAGTGGCATAATTGTATCTTCTACGGCTCCGTCAAATCCTAAAGTTGGCCAGTTATGGCAAACGGCATCCGGTCAGCCGATCAAGCGGTGGGATGGAAGTAGGTGGGTGATCCATTATATTTCTGTTGATAACTTAAACGCACAGACTTTAAGTGCGATAGCGGCAGATCTTGGAACTGTAACTGCCGGACTTATAAAGAGCCAGGACGGACACTTTTTTATCCAAGTAAATACCGGAGAGATCTACTCCGAAGATAAAAACGGGATAAACAGCTCTGCAATAAGCAAAGGTGTATTTGTAGCGAATGGGATGAACAGCGGCAGACACACAAGCTTGTCTATATTCCCAACGCAGATTGCGCAGTATTTTGACGGAGCCACCATTTCAAACCTTGTTAATTTTAAACGGGACGGTATATTTGTTGAAAACTCCGGATCATGCGAAATGAACATATCTAAAGCAATAAATTATGACTCTGGAAAGATAAAAGGACCATACGCCAGCACAAACTCATCCAACTATATACAGGCAGAGCTAAAAAGGAGAGGGTGCGTGGTTACATGTAAAATCACAGCGCTTATACAGTTCCCGAATACAGGATCGCACGGGCCGTTTGATGAATTAAGGATACCTATAGGATATCGACCAGTCGTAGACATAGTAGAGACGTACAGCGAATTGGTTGGTACGTCAATTATCGGGACTGGCAGGTATTACATTACAAAAGACGGAGGAATATCCATTGTAACTGGCAAGTCAGACTACTGTGAGCGCATAAAGACATTTACATGGATTACGGATGACTAAAGGAGCGAATATGGAGATCAGAGCAAGACCGTGATGGTCTTATTTTTATACTTTAAAAACAGAAAGGAAAGTGAGGATATGAAGAAAATGGAACAGTTAGCAAATGTAAAAGCGTTTTTATGCATGGTATTCGGAGCTATTGCAGGAGGTTTCGTAAACCTGATCGGAGGATGGTCTGAGGACTTGACTACATTACTCATTTTTATGGGTGCAGACTTTGTTCTCGGATTGCTGATCGCTGCCTTTTGGAAAAAGAGCAACAAATCGGAGAACGGTGCGCTAAGCAGCTACTCCGCATGGAAAGGCCTGTGCAAAAAAGGGGTATCCCTACTTATCGTACTTATTGCATATCGGCTGGATGTCACTCTCGGCGTAGACTACATCCGCACAGCCGTAGTACTGGCATTTATAGCAAATGAGGGTATCTCGATTTTGGAAAATGTTGGAATTATGGGCGTGAAATATCCGGAAGCGTTAAAAAAAGCACTGGATGTTTTAACAAATAAATCACAGGAGCAGGAGGGCGAGTAATCGTCCTCTTTTATTGTGCGACATCGCACGGAAAGGAGTTAAAATCATGGGAAGCAAGGAATTTTTAAACATTTGCAAGGCGAAGGTAGCAGATTATTTTAACCAAAACAAGGACAAGACGGACGCATCTGGCAACATGACTGTGAATGATGTATTTGTAGTTTGGTATTGCAAAACACTGCAAAATCACAAGGCATTGCTTAGTACGCCAGTAAGTGATGGTATGTATTACGAGATCACTTACAATGGAGATAAAAATGAGATCTATTTTGATGCTTATAAAAAGTGGGAAAACATTAAATTTGATATGTAATTGTGCGATTGTGCACAGAAAGGAGAAAATATGAGTATTTGTCGTGGAGTAGCAGGAAACAGAGGAAGAAATCCAGCGGGAATCTTTATCCATAATGACGCTGGAAGCAAGAACGCCAATGCAGCATTTTACAGAAATTGGTTACAGACACATCCGCTTGAAAATGGATTTGCGCACTATTATGTAGCACAGGATGGCATCTTACAGGCAGAGGATGATATGAATTGTGCATGGCATTGCGGGGACACAAATGGAAACTTAAACTATCTCGGCATCGAAACATGCCAGAGTATGGGTGATCTGGATGTATTTAAAGCAAACGAGGAAAAAGCATTGCAGTTGGCGGCGCAGAAGTGCAAGGAGTATGGAATCACACCAAGCACAAGCACAATCAGACTCCATCAGGAAGTGTATGCCACATCATGCCCTCACAGATCTGTAGAGATTCACGGCGGCAGAGAAGCTACGAAATCATATTTTATCAAGCGAATCAAGGAGTACATGGGTGGTAATGTCACGCCACCAACTTATGTGTCTGGTGGACAGGCGCAGGCTCAAGCTGCACAGAGACAGCCGGAAGTAGTATTTACTTACGCCGTCAAACTGGAGGACGGACGCATCTTGCCGTTTGTGCGGAATCTCACGGATTTTGCCGGGATTCAGGGCAAGCGCATCACGGATGTAGCTATTAAGGTAGACAAAGGATCCGTAAAGTATAGAGTTCACGTAATCGGCAGAGGGTGGCTGCCTTATGTGACCGGATGTAACTGGAATGACCACAACAACGGCTATGCAGGTACAGGACAGCCAATCGATGCAATCGAGGTGTACTACAATACTCCAGCGGATTATGCGGCAAAATATGGCTACCAGAAAGCGCAGTACCGTGTCAGTCCGGTAAATGGAACATACTGGGATTGGCAGTATGATAATGAGACCGGAAACGGGCAGGACGGATATGCAGGAGCGTTCGGACAGGCAATTGATCGGTTCCAGTTGTTCTAACAAAATCCCCTCGGAGATTAAATCTCTGAGGGGTGAAATTTCCACGCAATTACTACTAATGTATTTACACACCCGTACAAATGTGGTATTATAAAACTGTCCAATACAGATGATGCTCTGTATTGCGGAAACTGAGCAAATCACAGTTTCGCGGATTGAAATACTAGAAGTAGCTTTAAATAGCTAAAAGATAGGGATAGGCTTAATGCTTATCCTTTTCTTTTTATCTGATCAATTCCCGTACATCGCATTCCAGCGCATCTGCCAGAGCAATTGCGTTCCTGAGCATCATTTTTCCGGTATCGTACTCTCCGTACTCGTATTTCTGTATCTGCCGAATGTTAATACCAGTCTTATTGGCAAGTTCTTGTTGCGTTAGCCCTGTAGCCTTTCTTAATCTTTGCACGCTGCTTAAATGTTCCCTCATTCTATTCACCCCTCTTTCTCCCATCACTATAGCAATCATAAAAACTATCTACTAATTCGGCAATCTCTTCCGGTGATAACTTATCGGCGATTTCTTGCGGCACTCTATTATAATTTTCGGCAAACGTACAGCCGTATTTTCCGATTTTAGATAATTTCTTAACCATTTCCAGCTTATACATGCGTCCAAGCTCTTCAGTTGTAATTTCCCCAGATTTAACTGCCTCCCTTCCTTCTCTCGTTAAAATCTTCATTGCTTCTTCTTTTTTAATTGTTCCGATTCCATTGATTTTCATTTTTCTACCTCTTTCTCCCTGTAGCCGATAGGTCAGCATATACATCACTTGCGTCTTGCTACAATGTCTTTCTTGTAATTATTTTCCGTAAACTTCACTTAAAATTCTTCTGCACATTGTATTGCGTTCGTGTTTAAGATCAAACATAAGTCTCTGGTAGTATTTCATGTAAGCTGTTTCATTGTTCCACTTCAGCAGATCAATTACGAGTCCGGCATCAGATTCGGAAAGGATTCTGTTGTATTCTTCCTTGCGAGATTCCCACATGCTCACGCTTTCCGGATATTTTGCCTTGCACTCTGCGATCAGAGCATCAAACTGCTCGTTCATTTTTTTGATCAGATCGTTTGCAAAACTGATCTGTTTCTCTGTTCCTGTCATTTTTGTTCCTCCCATTTTCGCTTCTTTCCATGCTTTCTTTAAAGCTTCGGAGATTCCGAAGGATGTTTTCTTTACCAGTTCCCATGCTCTTTTCATAATTTTTGATAAGTTGTATTTTTTCATTTTTCGTATCTCCTTTGCTTTATCTTATGGTCTTATTATACGTCCTATAAGGCGTAAAGTCAATAGGAAAATGAAAAGTTTTTAAAATATTTTTATGATATAATGGAATAAATGGAGGGGATAGATATGGAATATCAAATATACGAATCTTACGATACATTTTTGCTTTACCAAGAGTTTTTGGAGATACCAGGTAATACATTCAAGTTCCGGTTGCCAGAAGGGATGATCCTGACAACCGAAATGATGCACACCTTTTTACGGGCGGCGTATATGAGTGTTGGACGGATGGATCTGCCGTCCTGAATATTGTATCATTTATTTTGTACTAATTATACTGCTCCAAATCCTGTGACGAGTTCCAGTTCAATGCCCTCTTTCCGGAAATAATCTTTTTCAATGGCAACATACATAGGGGCATAGAAAATTGAGTGTGCAACTTCATTTAAGGTGAGTTTTGTCAATTCCTCTTTGGAAGAATCCG